AGTCCGACAGGGTTTTGTGGTCCCAGAACCGAGGAGAATTTCAGCCGGATTGGCGCACAAGTCAATTGGACCGGCAACCTGAGGTTAATTTCGGCAAGGTGATGCAAGATTTATTCCACGTCTTGCGCGTGGAGCCTCTTGGCCTCCGTTCTCGCATCAATGAGGTACGCCTTGAAGTCAACGAGAGCCTCCACGCGCCCGCAAGCGTGATGCCGGCGCTCGCTTGTGAGATCTGCGGCGATCGCGTTGACCGTTTCCACGGAGATAAAGGTCTCCAGCAGTGACACAACGGCATCGAACGCCTCGTTCGTGCCGGAGTATCCGAGTTTTCTCAGCGTTTCTTTGGTCGCTTCCAGTTCGGTGAGTTCGGGCATAGATTACATAGGTTGCTGAGGAGCCGCTCCGCCGCCGGTCATCTGCTGTTCGACCATAGCCATAGCCTCTTCCTCGCTCATTCCCTGCTCCATCAGTTGGGCGACCATCGCCATCGCATCGTCCATCTGGGCGTTCTGGGCCATACCCTGCTGAGTCTGCTGTTGGCGGGCCATAGCGACCTCCGCGTTGACATCGCTCTGGGCCTGAGCGGTGCCGGAAGCCTTCGCTTTCTGGGCCTCCTTGGCCTGTTCGATGAGCGTCTTGACCTGATCCGCAAGGTTCGGACCCTGCGGCGCAACGCCGGTGCGTCCAGTTTCCTTGTTCTGAGCCTGTTGGACGGACATAGACAGGTTCTGGACGTAGGTCTGGAACAACTGCTGGAAGATCTGGTCGCCCTGAAGAGCCTGTTGGGCCTTCGGGTTCTGCTGGAGGATCTGCTGTGCCAACTGGAGTTTGGTCGGCGCCGATGGGTCGTTCTCCACAAGTTGCGGAGAGTTTCCGAGCAACATAAGACCGATGTCCGTCTGGACGTCCCTGAACATCTTCTGGGAAGCCTGTTCGTTCGCCACGATGAGTTCCTTGGCGGCGTCCGGAGAGATCGCCTCCATAATGACCTTGAGCAACTTGCTCCGGTCCACGATTCCGGACTGGTCGAGCGGAATGGCGAACTTCGTGATGGCGTCCAACTTCTCCATAACGAGGTTGGTATCGACTTCTCTTACGTCAAACTTGACGACAAAGTCGAAGCCTCCGTGAATGTCGGTCGCGCGCGCAGGAAGATCGGATCCGGTGATCCGGATCTTTTCGTCAGACGACAGGTACTGAAGGGCCAGAGAGAACACCTGCTGGTAGATCTCGGTCCAAGCCATCAGCCAGCCGTTGACCTTGGTCTGCTGGATCAACTGAGAACGGACGTCCTCAACGTATTTAGACGTCAGGCCGTAGTAAGCCGCGTGTTGGGCCTCGACACGTTCGATCATCGAGAAGGCCATCTGCGGATTGCCGGCAGGAGGCTCAAGGAACGTGTAATCGTCCTTGGTGGTGACAGGCAGGATGACGGCAGGGCCGATACGGTTGAGCGCACCGATGCGCTTGGCTACCTTCATCGGCGGAATGGTCTCGATCGCGGTCCTGTCTCTCAGCGAGTCGTGCTGGGCCTTGATCTCGTCCTGATCCGTACGGCTGATCTCAGGAATCCCGCGAGATTCCATAATCGGTCGGCGCGTGATCTCTTGGCTCCAGCCCACGAACGGATATCTTCCGTGGTAGTAATCGAGGATTTCGTGCTTGGCGTAAAGTTTGTCGCCGACCTGAGGGGAGAAGACCGTGTAGTAGATGGCAGGGATGCCGTCCTTGTTGATCTGTCTGGCGTAAGCATACACGATCTCGATCATATTGCGCCCGCGCCACACGTTGGTCGTGAGGACGTTGGTCACCGGCGTCAGCGAAGGATCGTTGTACATCGAAGCCTTTCCGAGTTGCGCGGCGGCGGCTTCAACGAACTCCTTGTCCCAGTTGTCATTCACAGCCATAGACCTGAGTTCGACTTCGGTCAGGAACGTGCGCCGGAAGATGACTCTGGCCCTCTGGAGGTCTGTCGTTTCCTGCGGGAAGGTGATCTCATCGTAAGGCTTCAGCGCTGTGACGCACGGCGCGTTCTTGAAGACGTAAGGTTCTTCGATCTCAGCCTCTCCCCTGTCGCGCAGATCCCTGATCATCTTGAGCGCGTCAGACGGCTTGATGTTTTCCATCATCTGCATCAACGAGTGCGCCAGATAGTCGTCATTCTCGCCGGACATAATCATCTGGGTGATGTTGGCTAGGATGCCGGTCGGATCCTGCTGTTTGGACATCTCCTCGATGGCCTTCAGGTCGTCCATCGACACCTTCTGCCGGCGGATCGCGGACTGCTGGTCCCAAGTGACGTGGAAGACGGTCCATCCGTACGTCAAAGCGTACTGTGCGCCGAGATAAGCCTCGGTGTACATCTCCCTGCCGTATCTGTTCTCAAGCATCCAACGCATCAGGTTAGCCGAAGCGGCGGCAGGGCCACCGTCCTCGACAGTCACGCCGCTGACCCTGAGCGTGGACCGCTGGAAGGCGGTGATGAGCAGGGCGCATAGATCGTTGATAGTCCGATCGACCAGCCTGACGCGCACGTCAGAGGCGCCTTCCCAAGGCATAGCCGGATTGCCGTCCCCGCGCACATCGCTGTGCTTCTTGCCGTCATCGGACTGACCGTCCCATCGGCAATAGCGCACGTCATCGAGCGCCGCAAGCCGGTCGAGTGACGAGCCGTTGTAAAGCGACTCGTTGTACTCCTTCGTCAGGTTGCCGATGTCCGGCGTGTCAGACGCCTGAGCGGTCGGATCGGTCGTTGGAGAGTTCCAAGGTGTTCTTCTGGGTTTCATTTTGTGAAATGTGTTTGATGATTTCGTCTCGGTAAAAGCGGTGGTGGCCCCCGATGGTCTTATAAGTGCCGAGTTTCCCCTCGCGCCGCAACCTATCAAAATAGCGGGGAGAGAGGCCGGTCATCTCAGAAGCGGCTTTTCGGGAGAGCAGGGGAGGGTAGTTGGTCATCTTAGTATGTGAACGGTTGGGTGGATCGGAAAGTGGTCTTGTCCTCAAATTCTGGATTCATCACGGCGAGGTACCTGAGGCAGTCCACCGGATCCTTTGACGCACCCTTCTGACCGTCCTGACCGGTCCACTCGCGTAGGCAGTAGATCAGGTTCTGGCAGTCTTCGGAGATAAACAACTTTGGGCAATTGACGGTCGAAAGGGGCTGGCTCAGGTCGTAGGCAAGCCAGTTGTTGATCAGGCCGATGCCCTCTTCGATGGCGATGCCGGCGGCTGGGACTAGGAACATAGGCCGGTCTCCCTCTTGAAACAGGTCGATCAAAGACGTGCCGCCGTCCCTGCCGGCTACCTGCTGGGCGCCGGCGCGGGGGTCAACGTAGCGCTCAACGATGTTCTCTCCCTTCTCAAGGAAGAAGATCAGTTCCTTGTATTCGTCCAGCCCTCTGCCGGCGTTGGTCATCTGGGCCGGCCCGATCTTCCCATCCGGCTTGTCGGACGGTAGCGCCCACTCGCCCACTGCGGCGTCAGGCCACTCCCTGTAGATGTATCGGGTGCCGTCCGGATCAACCCTGCACCAGATCATAAACCAGTTTCTGGCGCCGGCGGGGTCGATCGCCATATAGTTGGCGCCCTCCTTGGGAATCTTGTCCGCAGGAAGGATGTGAACCTCGCCGAATCTGGCGAATTGGGTTCCTTGGAGGCTCTCGGCATAGCCGTAGGCGCGGATCTTGATCTCGTAGGACGACCGGCCCCTGAGACCCTTGGCTAGATGCTCAAAGGGGTTATAAGGGTTAAATTCAGAGAAAAACCACATAGCCATAGCGCCTTTTCGGACGCATTTGGCTACATAGGGCATCTCGCCGTGCTTGCAGGACGCCACGGTGGGCAATCCTTCCATCAGTCGGGCCGGCTTGGTCTCCAAGATCCGGCAACCGGCTAGGTAGTCCTTCACGACCTGCGTGTAGCCGGTGACCGGCGTGAACGTCACCAGCAACTTGCCCTTGCGGGTCACATTTCTGAACCGGAGCGTCTCCACCCAGTCCAGCGGCACAAGTTCATCGCACCAGATCAGGTCGGTCTCGCCGCCCTCGATCACCGTGCGCTCCTGCGCGTAGTTCATAAAGAAACACTGCGAACCGTTCGGAAGGACAAAAGAATTCTCCGAAAATCCGTTCTTCTGAGTGTACGCGATGTTCGTGATCTTGGTCTTCTTCGCCTGTTTCAACTCGCTCGGCAGGTACTTCCAGACCACGCTCTGTTGCATCTGGATCGAGGACTGGCTGGTCGTGTGTAGGCACCATACGCGGGAGTTCGGCTTGTTGATCAGAGTATATACCACCCGCTTGGCGGCGTATTCGGTCTTCCCCGCTCGATTGCCTCCCGAAAGGAGCAACTCATCGCAGTCTCCGAGGACTTTGTCGGCGTCCTTCCAATACCAAGGTTCGTAGCCGTGGCGGTAAGGATCTGCCTTCTCAGCGAGGATTTTATCCTCTCTTGCTTGGAGCAACTCAATTGTCTTTTCCTCGCCATATTTTGCTACAAGCGCCTTAATCTGCTCCGCAGAAGGCGCGTGTATCACCGGATGAGGCGTCAGCGCGATCCGCTCCATAGTTATCTGCCGCCTCTGGCCCTGTATCGGCGGCTGTAGTCCCTATGGTACTTTTTGTTTACAGGATTAGCCGGAGAGGAGGCCAACGTGGTCCCCTTCCGGCGCAACTGGAACTTCACCGCGCTTTGGTAGTACGAGGACGCCTTTTGATAGCGTCTCGATCCGGCGCGTGAT